GGGAGGATAAAATTCGGTTGGTTTTAGAACAGGGCAGCCCCCCACCCCTTACCAGGGGGTGAGGCCCTTTCTATATTAGGCAAATTTTCCAAGGCTACATTGTGTTGATTTACCGGGAATAACCGCCCAGCGCGTTGAACGACCCCGGCAAGACGCCGTCCCCACGGCACAACAAATCCTCAATTAGCCAACAGTGGAATGCCCACATAATCTGGTACCCAGGATACGCAACCAGCTGGCGTTTCTGTCGTACGACAGGGGTATCCTTTAGTCCTAACCCAGGACTAAGGCCTTCGCCTCAAAGGAAATTACATGCCAAGCATAGGCAAGGCACGACTTCCCGCATATGCAATTGCTTGCACATACGGGGCAGCAGCGCGGGCCACACCGTAAGCGGAATTAACAACGCGACCCGCATTGTACATCCACTCGCCGGTTGAGTCGAGCGCATTAACTACGTTGTCAAGAGTCGACTGGGAAGTGCTACGGCTGTTGTACGGCACAACAAGACCGCTGTTCACGATGGGGATGTATTCATACACCCCGACCATGCGCACGATAATGCCAACACCAGCCGGCGCACCGACCCACCCAAAACCAATAGCCGCTCTGCGAGAAATTTCGACAGGCGACGTGATTGAGGATGGGTTAGTAAAGTCCTGGTCAAAGTTGCCAGGTCTCCACTTAACCTCCAGAGAATGAGTAGGCATTCTCTCGTACTTTTCAAAAAGCTGCAGAGCAGATTGAGCGTTGACTGAAACACCGTTGAGTATGCTGGATCCGGACAGCCCGCCGTAGGCGATGATTCCCGATCGAGCAGACTCAGCTCCAACAAACATAATCTGAATGCAAGCTGCGACGCAGCGAGCTGCTCCACTGTTTGTTGACAAGTACACCCATCCAGGCTGGGTAGTTGTACCAATGGTTCCGCTTGTAATGGCAGTCCCTGGAAGTACAGCTTCTCCCTGCTGGATGGAGGGGCCGGCTCCGCCGTTGTTTCCGATGGAACCTGGGGACCATGAAAAGAATCCAGAGGTTGCTCCGGGAACAGTGGCATTGCATGTATAGTAGTTCTCAAAGCGGGCGAGGAGCCCACCATCAGAACCACTATACACAGGGTGAGTGAGAGGTGCACTGCAAGGGTCATTCAGCAAATGCGCGTAGGCAATTGCCTGTGAATCAAGCATGCGGCCAATCCGGGCAGTCGACTTCTGACGAACGGCACGCTTGGGCTTTTTACCTTTACGTGTTTTTGGAGGCATTGCGAGCTAAGGTAAGGAGAATGTCGATGGAAGTATCGAGGCCGGGGATAGCCTCACATCCGTGGGTGGGAACACTATGCACCAAGGGCGGGAGTCTCGAGAAGTATCGCTCCATTTCAATTTGCTCATCCGGGAATACCCCAAAGGCCAAATAGAATGAGTAGCGAGAATACTCGGAAACAGAGGATTTGCTAAAGTCGAGTGTACCTCGCAAATAGTCAAACCCCCGCTTAGCGTATGCTTTGGCCCAACGAGGTTTTACGGAACCCTGCCTACAATAATAGGCATAGAACGCATGTAATACCGGGATGCAGCCGTACACAGCCAGCCCTGCAGTGCCAACGCTGGCACACCAAGAGGCAACTGAATCAGGATGGTTGGCATTAATCAACGCCATTCCATCCTTGGTCAGCGATGCGACGGGGTCGCGCACCATGATATAGGTGGTCTCATTTATGGCAACAGGGTGGGCCTGGCAAAATTCGATGTGCTCGAATGTGTAGACAGGGGGCTCAACTTTCATGTCAAAACCCATACCCTTAAACCAATCGTCTAGCGAATCTGAAAATGCTCCAAAATCGCTGGACTCCATGAAAACCACGCAATCATCACCGTTGTTGGCCAGTGAAATCACCACATTTCGGGACTTAGCGTAGGCCCAGATCATGGCACACATCAAGAGGCAGTTGCCGGCGGAGGTGTTCATATCCCCACTCATGCGACAGCCCTCAACCTGTACTTTGATCTTGCCTTCGTCAGTATACCCGGTGCCCTCGTTTATTAGCTGCATGCTGATTGCCCTGGCAAACTCGGGGTCCTTGAACCAGGAGTTGTACACACTATGCTCCCACACAAGGGCTGCGTAAGAGACGTGCTGGTCAAATCTGGATGCATCTAATCCCACGGCTACAGGCCGAGTGAAACGATCCCACTTCTTCTTCATATGACGCGCGGTATCGAGGGCATCGTAGCCTTTCATGACTGTAGGTTCCCCGAAAACGCGCGCTATTCCAGTAAAAAGTAGGTGTTCACAAGGCTTGAGCCACCTTCCAACGACTGCATTGTACCTAGGATCACGTGGTGAAATGATCCGAGGTGCGGAATCCTTCAAAAGCTTTTCATATTTAACGAAAAACTTCAACATAGAGTCCTTCCTACACAGCGGCTCAACCAACAAGCTTGCTACAGCTTGCTCAGCAACCTCCTTCCTCAGACCGTTGTAAAGACTCGGGAAATCCTCGAGTGCTACAGGGGTGGATTCAGGTAGTTTCTTAAGCAACTGCACCTTGAAGCTCCTCAGCGTGCCAGCAAAATGCGGAAGTGAAGGACGGGGCACTGAAACAAGCACCCCATTTTGCTTGAGGTAAAGCACGCGCTCAACGAGCCCTCTAGCAAGATTCCTCAATGACCTGTTATGTACAAAGGCAACACCCGAAGGGGATATGCCTGGTACTTGGACGTAATCCCTTACTACGCCCTTTTTCCCCAGCCAGCGCGTGACAGCCAACCCTGGAGGCGGGTTGAGGTGGTAATCCCCATCCGTCTCCCTGCCATGCACCAAACCGGGGCACCCCTATACGACGCGGGCCTGGCGTACGCCAGACTCACGACCCATCCCGAGAAGCCAGCAAAGGGCATAGACGATTTTGCTGGTTTGCGGGGGCTCCCACGCCGCCTGATTCTCCTTCCAAGCGTTGCTCTGCATAAGCAGCTCAACGTCCTTGTCAACCTCAGTCTTAACGAAAAAGGCAGCGACAACCACCGGGGCAAAATGGCGAATGTGAGCAATCCGGAGACCTTTCTCACGCGCCCAGCTCTGGAAGTGCCGCTTGAGTACCATGCGGTTAGCGGGGGTGTCACTCTCAATGACAACATGGGATTTGAGATACGAGACTGCACGTTGGGTGAGTGGCGAATCAAGCCTATAGTCACCTAAAGGGTGATGTCGGGTGCGCGGCATAGGCCGGTTACCAAACACCATCGTCAAGGTGTCAAGGTTATCATCAGACTCAGCGGGGTCCAAACCGCCGATACCCAACCAATCCGAAAATGGGTCAGCAGCCGCATCAATGTGTCGCCTGTAACGGCGCTCATCGGCGGCTGATACCCTATCAGGTAGGAGGTATCGCCTCACGAACCAACGGCAGATGGCCAAGGTGCAGCTTCCCACGGCCCAAGCAAAAGCAAGGGCAATGGCGAGCAGGAGCAAAGGAAGCAACATCTTGGTGTCTTAACGCGACAAACGCACTTTTTAGCCTGAGTGAGCAGAGCAGGGACTAG